CTCTTATTCCGGGTATTGCTCCACTAGCTGTAGGTGGATTTGCGGGAGCAGCGAATGGTGGAGGTTTGGGTGGAGCCGGTATTGGTGTAGGTGTGGCTGCGATTGTTCAAGGAACAGTTGCATTGGTTGAATTTAGTAGGCAATCGGCTCAAGTTGCGGCTGAGATGGATCGGATGAAAACTGCTTTATCTGGAGTCGTTCCTGATCAAGAATCGTATAACTTTGCATTGAAAAATGTTAAGACGCTATCAGATAAATATGCGATTTCGCAAAGAGTCTTACTTAAAGGTTTCACCGGTATTCAAGCTTCTGCGGATGCGGCGAATGTATCTATTGAAGATACTGCCACTTTATTTGAGGGAATGTTAGCGGTCACTCTCGCTAAAGGAAAAGGAATAGAAGAATTTAAAGGAATTTCTCTTGCGACTCAGCAAATCCTTTCAAAGGGCAAGCCGCAAGCCGAAGAATTGAGGGGGCAAATCTCAGAGCGCGTTCCCGGTTTTATGGCAGGTCTAGCCGAGTCGATGGAAAAGACAATGCCACAGTTAGACAAGATGATGGAGAAAGGCGAAGTAACAATAGAACACTTTATTGAATACGGAAAAAGACTAAAAGCTGAAAATGAAAAAATAGCGCAAGAAATGGCTAGGAGTATGGCTTTTGCAGGTACTCGTTTAGCGACAGCGCAAGAGAATCTACAAGCGGAATGGGGTAAGACATCGATGATTTTTGGTGCAACTTTTCAAGATATGAGTACTGAAGCAACTAAAGGGCTAAATAAAGTTGCAGAGGCTTGGAATAACTTACATAAGAAGGAATTAAGAAGATCCATAAAACATGATCCAGATTGGCTATTTAAATTAAATCCTTTTACGAAAGATAGAAAACACCAACAAGAGCGACTAGACGTACTTGAAGGTAAGAAGAAAGTTGACACCCGTACTCCAAAGCAAAAGAAGCTAGATGAAGAGAAAGATGCACTATCAGCAGCTAACTGGAAAAAGATTGAGGACCGTTTAAGAATTGATAAAAAATTCCAAGAGAATCGAATTGAACTAGGTCAAAAAGAAGCAGAGATACAAAGAGAGTTAGCAGAGTTGAGACTTCAATTCCCAGATAAAGAAGATAAGGATTTTGATCAAATAGAGAAAAGGATTAGAGCGTTAAAAGACTTAGAAGATCAGACCATTTCTAATAGTGCTGCATTTAAGGAATTGCAAGAGAGTGCGGCAAAGAGACTAAAGGATCTACAGAATCCAATTAACCAGTTGAAGACAATAACTGAAGCCTTTGAAGATTCATTCTCAAATGCAATAAGAGAAGTAGTCAGAGGAACGAAGAGTATTGGCGACGCTGTTGCTTCAATGCTCAACCGTATAGCTGACGCAATGATTCAGAACGCGGCAGACGTAGTAGCAAACGCCGCTAGTAGTGCGCTGTTTAAGTTAGTAGGCAGTGCAATAGCAGGTGGTTTTGGCGGCGGTAATTCTGGCGGGATGTCATGGAGTCAGTCAGTTAAGGCTCCAGATATGAATTACGGCTATGGAAACCTAAGTAGTAGTGTTAAGTTTGCTTCCGGTGGCTACGTTGACCGTCCAACAAGCGCAGTTATCGGAGAAGGTGGTGAGGGGGAATATGTCATTCCTGAATCTAAGCTTGCGTCTAGTCTTTCCAGATTCCAAGCGGGTCATCGCGGTAACTCAGTAGTTCCCGGCGGTGTTGGCAATTCAGGCGGTTCAGGTGGAGGGTCTGGGGAAGTAACAGTTAATTACACCGGTCCTACTCTTAACTTTAATGGCGATGAGTACGTACCTCGCTCGGCTGTTCCACAAATCATTAATAGTGCAGCGATGGCCGGAGCTAGTGCGGGTAGAGCTAACACAATGAAAGACCTAAAAAATTCACGTAGTCAGAGAGCGAGGTTAGGTTTATGACCGTTATTGCTTTAACAAACTTTCTTACCATTACTACCGCAGCCGGGGGTAGAGAATACGAATTTCAAAATGGAAGGTATGACAACACTATTTCAGACAACTCAAAGTTACCGAGTACTCAACCATATAAGTACTTAAGTTTTCTTTATCAAGGTGCGGCTAAGAATAGGAGTGGAGATAATTTAGAGGCTTCATTAGTTCTTGCTAATACCGGTTCGAGGGAAGTACCAACAACGGCGGCTAATAAATTGTCAATGAACTACGCGAAAGAAGCGGTGGAAAATAAATGGCATATAGAAGTTACAACATGTTTAATGGACGCTAACTTTCAAACGATTCAAACAGTTTTAACTAATGAGAAATGGTTAGCTGCAACGATGAGCTATGACGCAGAAACAATTGAGGTAATACTCAGTAGTGCAATCGACGCGGTGGGAGCTAATGCGGTAACAAGGGTGCTGACTTCTGAACAAGTTGGTCATTTACCTGTTACTGGATCATTGCAGAATCGTTGAAACCGCATGAGTTACTAGGTTTTCCTTATCGTTTAGGGGCAGATCCTAATAAACATGGGGCGGCAGATTGTTTATCTTTGGCTAGAGAAGTAGTTAATTATTACGGTTATTCGCTACCACCTGCACAGCGTGATTGGTATCGGAGGTTAAGAAGGAAAGATTACAGCGTGTTTTATGAGGAGTTAAATCGGTGGGGAATCGAATCAACCCCTAAACTAGGAGCAATAGCCTTATGTGAATCCGAATACGGATTAGGTTTGGCAAGTTATTACTTTGAGGGATGGCTGAGTTTCCAAGACAGATTAGGCAAGTCGGCGGTGGCATGGAGTCCCATCGAAGCCCTCTCGGTCCACGGCGTTTACTTCCAGCGGAAGCCGAACTCTGCAACGCTTTAGGTATTGAGGAGTCTGATTATTGGGAATTTATTGACTTAATTCAGTTACATAGGCCAACCCGACCTAGTGAATATGACTTCGTACCGGACATTGTTAATGAGCCTGTCTCTTTGACAACGATTGCGGTAAATATTATTGTTGGTATTGCAGTTAGTTACGTAGCACATCTATTAACACCAAAGCCCCGGCCAAAAACACCGGGTACAAATTTAAGAACAGATGATTCTTATGGTTCTCGTGCTTACGCACCTCAAGCAGGATTTAATACTGTCCAAGAACTTGCAACATTAGGCCAAACAATACCCTTAGTCTTTACGAAGCAAGAAGGATCAGGACTATATCTAACCGGTGGTGTACGTGTTAACTCTCAATTACTTTGGTCACAGCTTATAAGTCTTGGTAGGTCTCAACAATTAAAAGCTTTAACTCTTTTCTCCCACGGTGAGATTGAAACTGATCCAGAGTTTGCGGGTTATGCGATTGGTGATTTATTAATCGAGAACTACAACAAGTCAAAAATTGCGCTGTATTTCAGGCGTGGAAGAAGCGTTACGGATAATCGAATTACTACCGGTGATAAGTATTCCAATGGAACTTTACCGGAATCAACTTTTAGTGACATTGGTGGTAGAACAGACCCTTTCTCTGTTGAATTTCCTACGAAGTTAAGTAGTGAAGAGCCATCTAAGAAAGCGTTTAGCGGATCAGCCAACCCAACAACGCAATCTGTATTTGGTGTTTATAGTCCTCTTCCTAATGGTCATCAATACAAACTTCCCTATGAGTTCATCATGGAATTGCGTGGGATGTCACCGTCAACAATTTTAGATACATATAAGAAACAGAGAAAAAATAAAGCAGCATGGCCGACTCGCGCCGGAATTATTAAGGCAAGAGGTCTAACCGGAAGACGCAAAGGTTTAACTGTTTACGAAGGGAATGAAGTTAAGTATCAGATTTATGCTTCGGGGGATCAGAAAGAGCAAGAAAACATTCCTGATTACGATCCTTGGAAAGTAGAGGACGTTAAATCAGCCGTTCAAACCATCAGAGAGACTGCTGATAATAATCTCGCAATTGGCGAGTCTTATATGGCGGGTACTGCAATCTTGCGTCTGACTCGTATCGCAAGTAACCCCAATAGTCCCGGTAAAACATGGGAAGTTGGGATCACTAAGGAATACTATTTCAAAGTAGTTGAAACAGGTCAGCTAGATACGATAAATATGCCCCAACACTTAGCTAATCCTCAGTGGGGCGGTGAAAGTAAATGTTCTTCGGCGGGTTGTATTGCAAACGATCAGGACTTTAGTGCAGGTAGAAATTTAGGAGTTTCGTATGACACTTATGCCTTACAAAGACTTGCGATAGGAACGGTATCTAATACTCGTGAATGTCACATGACTGAGATAGGAATTAAATCAAAAGTTTATAAAAACATTAGTTTTGCCAACGTCAACAGTCAGCCCAACGAAGCCACAGTAAAGAAATATTTTGATGATAGAGCTTCAATCACTATTGGTAATATTCAAAAAAGTATTACTAGATATAGCTTCTTTAAGCTGCAAGCAAGGCTAGCTGGAACAAATAATACATGGCTTAATTTGACAAATAATACAAGTAGACACTCAGGCTTATTTTGTATTTCTGGTAATACTCCACAAGATCAATATAACTACGTCAGTATTAGACACCCTTCAAAAGGTCAATATGAATTTAGGTTCTTACCTGTACCGGGGGCGCATGTTGCTCGTACTTGTTTAGATGTAAATAACGATAATAATTGTAAGGATGTCAATCTATTAAATGCTTCTTATTCAGAAGATAATAATGCGGTTAAGCAGTTTACTTCTAATAGATTTGTTGTTCGATTTGTAGGTCGTGATGATTTAACGATGACGGGAAACAAGGTTAGTAATTCTGAGTGGGTTGCTAATCTTGCAGACTCTTTAGAGCTTGGCGAAACTACTGGACCTGTTGCTTCTTTAAGTCGAACAGATACAGCCGGTCCGGGTCAGCCACTTCTTTGGCCTTCGGAATGGGAGTGGCGAAACTCCACTAGATTCGGAAGTGAGCAACCAGTAACGCTCACCTATATACCAGCAAAATACTATTATCCGACTTCTAACTGGGTAGGTAAGAAACTTTGGCTAGTTGTTAAAGGGAGCTTTGCGGGTAATACAGGATGGGTATTCTTCCTTGGCTCGGTTCATAGAGGTGGGGCGTTAGGTCCAGAAGCGATGGGAGTTATCTATACAGAAAATCCAAAGGATGCCATTTTGGAATATGGCGGTAATAGGTATTACCCATACGCTCAGGCAAGAACTACACACCCTGAAGATCCGAGCGTTCCCTTAATTCAATGGTCAGTCATGCGCTTGGATTACACGGAGCAAGATGTTTCGCATGATTTTAACGGCACTGTCGCGACTACATCCACAGGTAGTGGAAGCGGTTTAACCGTAAGACTTGAAACAGCATCTTCTACAACTTCTAGTGTTGCAAAATGGAGAATTGCCAGTCGTGGTAATGGTTATAAAGATGGAGATACAGTTAATATCCCTGCAAGATCTGAGGGTCATATTCCATTCCCCGGTGTTTCAATCGAGGTCAGCGTTGATAGGAATAATAATGATGACGGTACGACCGTTATTAATAACCTTAACCCCTATGACAAGATCAATGATTATCCTCATTTTTATGACGGCGATGTATTAAGCAGTCAGTCAGGTCCAGAACACTCTATTAGTTATGTAAATCAGGTTGTTGAACCAATAGAAAGCCCCGGAATTGCAAAGTATAAGGATTTAGCTTTTGCTGGTATTCGTATTAATAGCTCGAAGGAATGGACAAACTTCAGTCAATTCTCTGCTTACTTTACTAGGGGTATAAAAGTTGAGAGATTGGTTGATGGAGGAACAGGAGCAACAAATTTATTCCCTGAAATAGCTTATGCACTTTTAACTGATGCAAAGATTGGCGCGGGTGACTTAGTTGGAGCTAGTGCAGTAGATAAAAATTCCATGACTTACGCAGCTAGGTTCTGTCGTGCTAATGGATTTAAGTGGGATGGGATGATTTCTAACAGTGTTAATTTGCGTGAGTTTATATTTGAGATGGCTGGTTACGCTTTCTTAGATTTCACTATTATTGGGGGTCGCTTTTCTCTAGAGCCTAGTGTTCCTTATCGGGGTACTGCTACAAATCCCGGCGTTATTAATCACGATGCGAAGCCTGACATTAGAGCCCTGTTCAGCGATGGCAATATAAGTGATATGAAAGTTTCCTTCTTAAGTCCAGAGGAGAGACAACTATTTAAAGCCGCAGTTATCTACAGAAAAGAAACTAAAAACGGATTCCCCGAAACTAAAACTTGCTTTGTTCGTTTAGCTGATTCCTCAAGTAATAACGCACCTATCGAGAAATTTGATTTAAGTGGTTTTTGCACATCAAAAGAACATGCTGAGAAATTCGCGAAGTATGCAATTAAGACACGACAGTTAGTTGATCATGGACTGACCTTCAAAACCAGTTCTCAAAACTGTGTAGGTCTCAGACCCGGACAGTATTTTAGACTCGTAAGTGAGGCGACACATACCAGCCGTTTCAATAACGGAGCGATTACAGATACCGGCGAGATAGTAAGTAGAGACCCAATTACGACATCGCAACCTATTTATTATTGGAAGCCCGGAACAACTAACGTACTCCCCGGTCAATTAAATCCTTCTTCTGTCGCGCAGCAATTCAAGGGTTGCTTATTTACTCTCAGGAATAACACCACTGAAAATAGGGTGTATAAAGTTGAATCAATTTCATATACCGAGGAAGGTTTAATTGAAATTGCTGGTAGTTTTGTACCTTTAACCAGTACAGGATCATTAGCCGTCTTAGAATGGAGAGGTGTTAATGATCACTTCATATATACCGACAGCTAATGGCAACTGGAGCGCAACCTTTCCCAACAGTCAAACCAACTTCTAGGTCTTACACACCGGGGGAATACCCAATGCAAGAATTTGTTTCGCTAGATGGAACAAAGACTTACATGCGTTATGGGAATAAAAGATCTGAGTCAACCTTGGATCTTGGCTTCGATAACATTACCGACAGTGAAGCAGATGAAATTTTAGATAACTACGTAACTGTGAATGAAAATTGGACAACCGCTAATGAAAAGACAAGATGGGTCACTTTTAATTCAAGTAATGGATTGAATGGTGCGGAGTCTGGACTACCTTCTTACTTACGTGAATCAGGTCTTCGCTGGCGTTATTCCAAGCCGCCAAAGGTTAAGAGTGTGCAAAAAGGCATCAGTAATGTGACTTGTTCCTTTGTCGCTTGTCTAGATTCGCCTAAACTAAGTTAATTAACTCCAACTTACCTTAATCAAGTGGCTTTTTATTCAGGTCAAGATGGCAAGCTTTATATAGATGGCAGTGCTTCTGAAGCGGCGAAAGTTGTTTCTTGGTCATTTTCAGCTTCGCAATCTACTCTCGATACAACCAGTCTTTCCGACACAGATCGAACATTGATCGAGGGGATACGTAGTATTTCAGGCAGTTGCCAGATCTATTATCACAGTGATGCCAATACAAATGGAGATGCTACGACTCTTATTGGCAAACTTATTAAGGCACGTAGTTCAGGCAGCGTACCCGGTGTTGCTCCAAAGCAAAACGCTACAACAGCAGAAACAGCAACAATTCTCGAACTTGGATTTAAGGATTATCAAGGCACGATTAAGAAGATCAAGTTACCTGTTGTCTTGACCAATGTTTCGATGACAAGTTCTCAGGGTGAAGTCTTATCTGCCAATGTTTCGTTTGAAGCTAACGGAGCCCCTAGTTCAATTAACATCTAATGTCTGGGAAAGTAATCACTGGTGATGATGGGTTCGTTGAATTAAAACGCACCTCTCTTGAATACTCTTTGCAAACTTCTTTAGATCCTTCTGATGTCAACACTGGGAGGAAAAGATTTTCTGTAGAGGGTATTTCTGAAAGTGTAATTACCGGTGATCGGATTGAAATCTCAACTGTTGATGGAAGCACTCTTGAATTAGTTAGCGGCCATAGTTATCCAGATGGAAGCTGGTTTGTGCATGTAGATCCCGCTGGAGGGATGCGTTTATTTAGTAGTTTTGACGATTCACTTACGGGCAAGGTTGGTGATGCAAAGACTCTTGTTGCTCCTTCATCAACAAAAGCGATACAGATAAAAGCAAGGAATACAACGTATAGACCACTAGCAAAAGTAAGGGATTTTGAATTTACGACTAATCGTGAGTTAATTCAGACTGAGACTTTAGGTTCTAAGTTTAAAGAGCAATATGAAAATGGATTGATTCAGGGGCAAGGTACTCTTAACTGCTTTTGGGAGCATCGTTATCTCATGTCTGATCCTGATACCCGTCAGGCAATTAAGCCAGAGTTTGCTGCTTACCTAGCTAGGTTAATCCTCAGACTTGATCAAGGCTGTGACTTTGAAGGTCGCTTTTTTATGTTTAGAGAAGAGGCTAACTCTTCTAATAATTGTTGGTGGGAATGCGAAGCGCAGATCACTAACTGCGGCATCAATGTACCGGCGGGAGGTGTAGTAGAGACTCGAATAGAGTTCGTTACGACAGGAAGAATTAGATTAAAAACAGGAAATATACCGGGTTACTTACTACAAGAATCCACTGATTTCTTGTTACAGGAATCAGGTGACAAGCTTTTCTTGGAAGATGATGGAACTTAATTGGGTTATGAGTACTAAGATGAGTTAAATAGTTGAGTAGATTGAATGGCTGACCTCCAAATAAGTCAACTGACTGAGTTAGCTGAAGCAGATTTAGCGGCTTTAGATGAACTTGCAATCGTAGATGGGAGTGCGTCGGAGACAAAACGAATCACAGCCAAAGCGTTAGTAGAAAAAGGTGTTGCGTTAATCGATGCGGGATCTATACCGGGTACAGCACTGGCAAATCTTGGAACAGACAGCGTAGTAACTGCAAGCATTACAGATGGAAATGTCACCAATGCGAAGCTACAAAATTCAAGTTTTAGTCTCGGCGGCCTGAGCATTTCGTTGGGGAGTTCGGACTCGACTCCGGCTCTGGATTTAACGGACGCAACTAATTACCCTGCGTCTTCCTTAACTGGCACGATTACTAACGCTCAGTTAGCTGGCTCAATTGCAAATAATAAATTAGCTAACTCATCCATATCTTTAGCGGGGGTCTCGATCAACCTCGGTGATAGCAATGCGACTCCAACCTTTGATTTAACCAATGCAACTAATTATCCTGCTTCTTCTTTAACTGGAACAATATCAAATACCCAGTTAGCTGGTTCGATTGAGAATAGTAAATTAACTAATTCATCTATATCTTTAGGTGGTGTAAGTATCAGTTTGGGGGGCAGTAATAGCAACCCAAGTTTTGATTTATCATCAGCTACTAATTATCCAACATCAGCATTAACCGGCACGATTACAAATGCTCAGTTAGCTGGAAGTATTCAAGGATCAAAGTTAGTTGGAGGCAGCGTCACTTCAACTGAACTCGGAACAAATTCCGTGACGGCGAATGAACTAGCTGACTTATCTGTGGATACTGCGGCTCTGATTAATTCAAGTGTGACCAATGACAAAATTTCAGCAGTCAGCGGTACGAAAATAACT